TTTCGCCGCCCGGTGCCACGCCGAGCGGCACGACGAGCTACAGAACCGCTTGCGCTGGCCGCCATGACGGCTATGCGGGAGTGGCTTCCCGCACCGCTGACACCGGCCCGTGATCCGATCCACATCCATGCTGGCCTCCTCAGTCAGGCGTTCGGGAACGTTTGCGCTCGCGTGGCGGAGCGGGAGTCAGGAGCCGGCCGCGGGATTGCGTCGCGATGGGTCCCCCCCACCCCTGGGAGGACGAGCTCGACCCGGCCGCCGCCGTGGGCCTCGTCGGCGTGGGCCTGCGCCCGGGACCAGGCGGTGAACGTCTGGTGGCAGCGGGCGCAGCGCCAGGTCATCGGACGGCCCGCAGCCGCCGGCTGCTGCCCGCTCGGGCGCTTTCAAGGCGCACCTCGAGCCGGTCGGCCAGCGGGGTGAGGGTGCGGCACGGTTCGTACCAGCAGCGCCCCCAGTCGGCGGCGTACTCGACCCCCCAGTGGTACTCAGCGTGGGCACGGTCGGCCGCCACGTGGATCTCCGAGATGTAGTCGTCGAGGTCCCGGTCGAGGATCGCGACGTCAATCGGCGGTGGCGGCGGTGCGACGGTCCTCGCCGTCGGGGCGGGCTTCGGTGCGCCTCCGTTGCCTTCCTTGAGTTTGACGAGGGCGAGGCGCCGGTGGCCGGGGCCGGTGGTCCGATGGCTGGGGTAGCGGACGCCGACCCAGCCGCAGGAGCAGACGACGTGGGCGGCGGCTTGGTGGGTGGCGGCGGCTGCGGCGTTGAGCGGGTCGAAGGTTCGGCCGCAGCGTTCGACGGGACAGACGATCCTGGTGCGGCGGCGGCCCATCACGCCTCCTTCTCGAACACCCAGACGAGCTCGGCGCCGACTCGGGCGTGGCGGTTGGCGCCGTAGCCCATCCCGGGTGTGGCGATGGGGACGCAGTCCACGAGTCGGAGCCCGAGGCCCAACAGGATGTGGGCGTGCCAGGCGCTGACGGGTTGGCGTTCACCCCGGCGGATGTGGTCCTTGACGTTGAGGATGAGCCGCCCGCCGGGGCGGAGGACGGGTACGTACTTGGCCCAGGCCCGCCGGTGGAAGTCTTGGTAGTCGGTGCCCCATTGGAGGTTGCCGGAGTTGTCGGGGTGGAGGGGGCGGCCGAGGGTGTGGCGGTAGGTGGCCCGCACGCTGGCGTCGGCGGCGTCGTGGTGGTCGGCCATGCGGTTGCCGTAGGTGGGTGAGGTGACGATGGCGTCGAAGCTGGCGTCGGGGAAGGGCACCCGGAGGGCGTCGGCGCAGATGGTGTAGGGGTGGGCGGCGGCCCATTCGGGTTCGATTTCGACACCGACGGTGTGGGCGTGGAGGAGCCGGCGCAGCTCGTGGACGCCGCCGGTGCCGGCGAAGGGGTCGAGGACCCAGGAGCCCGGTTCGATGAATTCGTAGAAGACGGCGAGGTGGGTGTCGGTGTAGGTCGCCGGGTGGGGTGGGACAGCCGGCCAGTCGAATAGGTTGGGGTCGACGGCGGCGGCGCCCATCACACGGCCTCGTCGAGCAGCCGGTCGAGCTCGTCGACGATGCTGGCGAGGTAGTCGCGTAGGGCGACGGGGTCGGTGGTGGTGGCCAGGACCTCGGCCGCCTCGGTGCGGATGGCGGCGAGGGTGCCGGGGGCGATCGTGGCGCCCATCACGCCGCCGTCTCCTGGTCATGCCCGCATTGCGGGTTGGTGCAGCGCTGCCAGGCGGCGTGGCGGACAGCGACGATGGCGGTGAGGGGGCCGGCGATGACGTCGCCGTCGAGGGTCTTGAACGAGAACCCTGCGGCGCAGACGCCGGATTGGCCGCCGCCGTGGAGGACCATCGGGTCGTCGTCGTCGTCGTCTTTGCATTGGCATTCCGACCACCAGAGGAATTCGTAGGAGTCGATGGCGAAGCTGTTGTCGGCGACGGGGTGCCAGCCGTCGTCGAGGAGGACGGCGGTGACTCGGTCAACGTCGATCGCGAGGCTCATTCGGGGTCCTTTCGGTGATGGTTTTGACTGGCTGTCGTGTGGGCCGCAGGAGGACCCCGAACCCCGCATGGGAACCCCGCACGCCCCTCTATAGGGCGTGCGTGCGTGCGGGGTCCCCCCAATGCGGCCCGCATGGTGCGCACGCACCCCGCATGCGGGGTCATGCGGGGTGTTCTTCCGCGCACGGGTTCTCCTGCGCTGCTCGGGCCGCGGAACGCCACGAGTACGCCTGCCCGTCGGTCCCGAACGAGACGGCCAACCCCACCGACTTGAGCGTCGCCAATCCGGTTTGAATCGTCCGCTCCTTGAGTGGCCAGCCGCCGTCGGCCACTCGGTCACCGATCTGTTTGACGGTCAGCCAGTCGGTGGCGGCGTCGAGCACGGAGAGGATCCGCCTGGTGGCCGGGGTCAGCTCCGGGTGGCCGCCGCCGTCGACCGGGGCGTCGTCGACCTTCTCCACCTCGTAGTGGAGGGCCGAGTCGAGCCGGTCGGGGTCGTCGGCCCACACCCGCCGGCGGATCAGCATCTGTTCGTCGGCGAGCTCGTCGCCTTCGAAGGTCACTTCGAGGAACACGATGCTGGCCTTGGTTTCCGGGTCGGTGCGCTTGGAGCGCACGGTCACGTTGATGAGGACACGTCCCCATTCGGCGGGGCCGGCGCCGGTGATGCGCTGGGAGCCGCTGACGGTGTGGTTGCGGTTGTGGTGGGTAGCGACGAGCAGAGCGGCACCGGCCGCCTGGGTGACGTGCTGGATGTCCTCGAGGGTCTCGCCCATCTCGTAAAGCGCCGACGACTTGGCCCCGCGGGCGGCGAGGTAGAGCGGGTCGACGATCACGAGGACGGCGGGGACAGCTGCGAGGAACCCGGCGATCTCGGCGAGCTGGGCGCCGTCACGCAGATGGGGCGACCGGAAACACAGATGGATGGGGAGGTCGGCGAGCTTGAGCCCGCGGGATTCGCAGATGGCCTGAAGGCGCCGTTCCATCTTGCGGGGCCCGCCTTCGCCGAGGAAGACGAGGACAGGTCCCTGTCGTTCGATGGGGAAGACGCCGAGCCAGTCGGTGCCGGAGGCGACGGAGACGGTCAGGTCGAGGTCAGCCCAGGTCTTTCCCGCTTTCCATTCGGCGGCGAGCACGCCGTAGGCGTCAGCGGGCCACACCCCGGCCGCGAGCCACTGGGCGTCGGCCATCTGCCGGACCCGCTCGACGAGCTCAGCGGCGGTGATGATCTCGAGGAGGCCTCCATGACCGGAGGCGTCGGGCGGGGCGACGACGAGCTCTTCGATGGTGTGGCCGGCGGCTAGATGGTCGGACACGTCCTTGCCGACGGCGGGTTCCGCGATCCGCACTTGGCTGGCCACGCCCCGGAGAGCGCCCGCGACCTGCCGGGCGTGCTTGCGTCCCGCGTCATCTGCGTCGGCGACGACAACGACCAGCGCGTCCCGCAGGTTCTCGGCGTACTCGGGCCGCCACTTGCCCGCGCCGCCCGGGTTGCAGGTCGCGACGTGGCCCGCGGCTTCGACAGCATGGACGTCCTTCTCGCCTTCGACGATCAACAGCTCCCGGCCGTCGCCGACCGCCGCGAGCACCTTGGGGAGCCGATAGAGGACACGTCGGCATTCCCCGAGTTTCCATGCCCAACCTGACTTCTTGCTTGGGTCGGGACGCCGCTGGGGGAACTGCTTGTCGGCGGTTCGGCACACTTGGAACAGCAGCTTCCCGGCCTCGTCGACGTAGTCGTAGACGGCGACGGCCGGGCCGTAGGGAGTCCATTCCTCGTCGGGACCTCGTTTGCTGTCAGCGAACAGGTCGGCCATGTCGAGCTTGAGGTGGTCGAGGATGACGACGAGTTCGCAGCCCGCGTGGCACGTCACGAGCGCGCACGATTCCTGGCCCTCACCGACGGACAGCGACGGGTTGCGGTCCTCGTGGGCGGGGCAGCGGGCCGCCCAGCCCGTCCCGTTGCGGCGCGGTTCGCAGCCGGCGTCCCGCAGCGCCTCGAGGACACGATCGAGTGGCGTCACGCCGCCGTCTCTTCGCATGGCCAGCCGTCGACCGGGCCTTGCAGGAGGACGGCGACGGCGTGGTGGAGAACGAAGTAGGCCTGCCAGGCGCCCTGCGGGGCCGGGATGACACCGCTGCGGCCGGCGTGGAGGAACCAGTAGGCGTCCTCGACGGCCTCACGGACGGCGAGGGACCGGTCCCGCTGGCGGATCTCCTCCTCGATCCGGTCCCACTCACGGTTGTTGTCATCCCGGCCCGCCATCACGCCGCTCCGTCCAGCCAGCTCTCGATGACGGACGTGTCCGTCCGGGCGAGACGAACGAGCAGGTCGCGTTCGTGGACCTCCCGCTCGGTCACCTCCTCGTAGGCGGACGTGTCCCAGTAGTCGTCAATAGCGGCCTGGTACAACGCTCGGAGGTCGGGTGGGGCGAGGGCGTCGAGCTCGACCTGGACGAGCTGGCCGTGGCGCAAGACGAACTGCGACGCCCGGCTATCGGTGGACTTGCCCATGGCTGGCGGGAGGTCGTAGTCGGTGACCTGGGCGGCGGTGAGGGCGACGCGCACGACGTCGTCGAAGACCATGGTCCGTTCGACGAAGTCCCGGTCGATGTCCTCACCGGATGGGTCGAAGTCCCCGGCGTAGAGCAGGACGGCTTTGCGATCCTGGGCGCCGGCATCGAGCATGACCTCGTTGACGAATGATTGGGAGGCGTAGCCGCCGAGGGCCAGGATCGGGATCCCGAGGTCACCGAACCAGGAGTCGAGCTGGGCGACGAGCCCCTTCTTCTCGACGCCGATGTAGACGGACACGTCCTGGCCGGCGGTGCGGTCCCGGCGGTACTGGTCGGCCAGGCCGTACAGGGCGTTGCCGGGACTCTCCCAGTAGCTCGCCCGTTCGATCCGCCGTGTGAGGTCGGTGAGTTCGGGGAACGTCCCGGCCCGGCGCGCCTTGGCCGTCCGATCACTCAGGCCCTTGTAGGAGTTGATGTTGTTGGGGAGCAGCTGGGCGGCGACGAGCCGGTAGTAGAGCTGTCGGAGGGTGACCTGGGTGTCGTATTGGTCGACGATGGCGGCGGCTTCTTCGAGGACGTGTCCCCAGTCGATGCGGGTGGCGTATGCGATACTCATGCCGCTGGTCCTTTCGGTGACGGGCTCGGGTTGGTCCCCCGGCCCGGATGACGGTTAGGTGGTGCAGCGGCGCCCCGGGGGTCTCACCTCCTGGTGGGGCGCCGCTGCTGTTTCCGCCCCCCGATCGGGGACGGGAGCGCGCAGGACGAGAGCAGCGAGCCGACGGAGAGCCTTTGGGTCCTCGATCTCGTCGGGGAGGCCTTGTTCCGCCCGGGTGCGGGCGACCCAAGCCTCCGCTACCGCCCAAGCGTCGGGCGTGGCGTCGTCAGGCGGCATCGGGTGTCGGAACCTGCAGGCCGATGCGGGCGAGGAAGCGGGCGTAGCGGAGCGCAGCGTCGCCTCGGGGTACTCGGGAGCCGGTTTCCCACCGGGTCACGGCTTGGGGTGTGACTCGTACGGTGCGGGCGACTTCGGATTGGGAGAGGCCGGCTGCTTCCCGGAGGGCGCGGGCGCGACCGTCGCTGAGTGCCCGCCGGGATTCGATGAGGAGCAAGGTGTCGTCGGTCTTCATGTACCGGAACCTATACGGTGGTGACACTGTGGTATAGGGCGGGGCTGTGCAGTTTTCTCAAGGCCCCAAAAAATGCACAGGCGCCCGTGGTATCCAATCCAGTGACACTCTGGTACCGTTCCTCGGCGTGAAGGTGTGGCAGAGGCTGGTCAAACCACCGCCGGGGATGCCGGCCAACTCGTTCGTCCGCTGGCGCGACGGGTGGGTGCTCCCGTTCCCGTGTGCCGGGATGGTCGACGACCCCGCCTGCCCTTACCAGGTCGAGCTCGACCTGGAGGTGGTCGAGGGGCGTGTGGAGTGCGCGGCGGCCCGGTTCGTCCAGCGGAGGGACGGCCCGCCGGTCAGCCCCCGCCGGGTCCGGGACGTTCCTCTGACCGCCTACGTGAAGGCTCTGGTCGCCGAGCTGGCCGTCCTCGAAGCAGACCTCCCGAGGAGTCCCTACGCAGCCGTACCGCCCGCTGAGGGGCTCATCGCCGGGTCGGTGGTGGACGACGACGGTCGCAAGCGGGGCCGCCGTCCCAAGGAACACGCCCACCTCGAAGCCGTCGCCAAGGTGTTCCGGCAAGCGGAGGCCGCCGGCGTGCCCGCCCGGCAGGCGGTGCAGCGGGACAAGCGGTGGGGGCCGGTGGGGCCGTCCACCGCGGCACGTTGGGTCAGGGCCGCCCGGGACGCCGGGCTACTCGACGAGCCGCGACCAAGGGCGAAGGGTCAGTAGCGCCAATCAGCGTCGACACGGCCGTCGTCAAAGCGGCCCCCGGTGCGCTTCCCGACCGGGTTCACCGTGAATCCCCGGGCGAGGGCGTCGAGCACGACCCGCTTGTAATCGAGCGGCTTGGCAGCCCACCAGGCCTGAAGTGCGGCCGGGTCGGCGGGCACTTCGATCATGGGGCCGCCCTTGGCAGGCCCCACCTTGGCCTCAGCGTCGGCGATGCGGGCTTCTAGGTCGACTTGGGCTGCGAGAAACACGTCGCGGGAGATGACCCGGTCGACGTAATGGTCACGGCCCAGCTGCTCGAGCGCCGTCCGGTCCTCTTCGAGCCGGTCAAGGATCCGCTTGGTGGCATCGCTCCGGTCCCGGGCGGCGAGCGCGGCCCGGACCTTGGGCTTGGCCAGGTGCACCATGGCGCCCCTCTCCACCAGCCCCTCGAGGGCGGCGCCGCTGACCACCACCCGGCCACAGGTAGCGCTCTGGCAGGCATACTGGAAGCCGGCTCGGCGGGTGGTCTTCCCCCGCAGGTTCCCCCGGCAGACACCACAGCGGGCCAGTCCGGTGAGGAGGTGGCGGTCGACGGCGGCGGGCCGGTGCTCCCCGGCGGCGGCCACCACGGCATCGTGCTCCTCGTCGGTGAACACCACCGGCCAGCCCCCATCGGTGATCGGGCCGCCGTTGTGGCGGCGCTTGCCGGCGAGGTGGGGGGAGCGCAGCATCCGCCCGAGGTTCGACGAGGACCATTCTGAGCCGCCAGCGGTGCGGACCCCGCGGCGCGTCCAGTCGGCGGCCACGGCCCGGAGGCTCTCCCCGGCGAGGAGGCGGTCCCGCGCCTCGTGGATCAGCTCGACCTCGTCGGGGACGAGGGCGGAGAAGGACGTGTCCGTGTAGGCGAAGGGGCGCCGCCCGCCTCCGTTGGGTCGGCCGTTGCGGGCGCCGTAGGCCTTGGCGCTCTTGGTCCGCAGCGAGATGGTGGCCGACTCCAGCTCGGCGAACACCCCGAGGATCTGGAGCATGGCCCGACCCATGGGCGAGGACGTGTCCAGGCTCTCGTTGACGGACACGAGCGCCACGCCGTGCTCGTCGAGGACGTCGACGAAGCGCATGAACTCCCGCAGGCTGCGGGCGACCCGGTCGACCTTCCAGCAGATGACCACGTCGACGGCGCCGGTGCGGACGTCCTCGAGGAGCCGCTCGTAGGCGGGGCGGACCACGCCCCGCTTGTAGGCGGACAGGTCGACGTCGGAGTACACCTCGACGACGTCGAGGCCCTTGGCGGCGGCCAGGGCCCGGGCGTCGGCCTCCTGGCGTTCGGTGGAGGTCTCCCCGGCGACGTAGCGGGAAAGCCGCACGTAGGCGCCGGCCCGGCGGGATACTCCGGCGATGGTTGCTTCAGGAGCCGATGTGGTGGAACGTCGAGATGCCATACCCCAAGCATACATTGGAGTCGGCGAATGAGTTATCCGGGTAGGTAGCTTTGTACTGTTTGCCCCCGTCGGCCCAACGTGACGTTGGGGTGTCAGCGAACGACCTCGGATAGATCTGATAGATCGCCCCGGTCTTCCACCACGGCTCGGCCATGGGCGATGACGATAACGATGACGGGCGGAGCCCGTAGTCAGGCCTCCTCCTCGAGGAGCCGGCGCGTCCGGGCCGCCCTCCGATAGGACGCAACCTTCCGGCTGCGCCGCTCCTCGGCGGTCAGCCCACCGAAGACGCCGTAGCGGACCCCGGCGGCCAGCGCGAAGGCCAGGCACTCCTCAGTCACCAGGCAGCGGGCGCAGACGGCACGGGCCGGTGTGGGGTCGGCGGCGAAGAACAGGGCGAGGCCGTACTCGCGGCACAGAGCATCCGCCTGCCAGGCCGGCGGGCCCGGCGCCGGCCAGTAGACGTCGAGGTCCCACACCTCGTCGAGGGGCACACCGCCCGCCGACAGGGCCACGCCGGCTTCCAGCCACGGATCCCAAGCCGCAACCATCCGGTTGCGGAATCTACCCCCGGCCCTCCCGACGGGCGAGCGTCTCGACGGCCTCCGCCTGGCGCCGTTCTGCCGCCACCACCCGCCGGTCGGCGGCGACCAGCGCGGCCCGCAGCCGGCGGCCCTCGTCGACGGCGGCCTCGAGGCGGGCGAGGACCGGGTCGAGGCGGGCCAGGGCCGCTGTGGTCTCCGGTGTCATGGGCACCCCCCGAAGGGTCGGGGCGCCAAGGCCGTGGGACGCCCATCATGGCCCGGCCGGGATCCCGAGGGGAAGAGGCCGCTTACGAAGTCCTGCTGGATGAACCTCCCAAGTCAAAAACGTTGCGTCGCCTGCCGATACAGGGGTTATGAAGCGCATCCTGTTCCTCGTCATGGTCGCCGCCGTCGCCTGCTCCCCGAGTCAAGCCACCGAAGCACCGACGGCCACGACGCGCTACCCCGGCCACGCCCAGATCCAGATCGACGCGTGCGCCGACCAGTTCGACCCGGCCGAGGACACCCAGGCCTATCTGGACTGTCTCCGCCGGCCGTAGGTACCGGTTCCAGGCTGGAACCGCTAGGCGGAGCCCCGGGTTGGCTGTCACACCCCAGCCGTATCCTCAGAGCAGCTCCACGACCTTGAGTTTCCGGTGCCGCCCATCCGGACTTGTCCGTGCCGCCGCCGGCGCCACGTCGGGTGGCTGCCAGCGCCGCGCCTGCTGCCCCTTCGGTGTGATGCCGTAGCCGTCCATCTGGAGGCGCACCTCCCCCGCCCGCTGAAACGCGCCGCGCTCCACCTGGTCGTAGAGGCGGACCACCTGACGCAACCCCGGGAGGTCCTCCGGGCCCCAGTGGGCCGCGAACCACCCGCCCATCCACGTCGACCACGCTTCGGCCGACGCCGGCATCAGCCCGTCCGGTGCCGGCGGGACTTCCCCGTGCTGCCAACCCACCCCGGGTGCCGGGCGCCACTCACCCGCGGCCGGCACGTTCTGGCGCCGGCGCAGCCGAGGATCCTTCGGAGGCGGCCCCGGCACAGTCAGGCCGCCTTCCACGTCGGGAACACCTGGAACCGGCGAACCCGTAAAAAACCCGAGAGGGGTTCGGGAGTCAGGAGGGGCCGCCCAGAAATGCGTCGCGGTACCACCCCCCCACCCCAGCTCACCACGCGGCACCACGGCTGCGGTTGCACGACTGGTGCGCGGGCACGAGCCCGTCGGCGACAGTGCCACCGCGCGCTCGGGGTCGGAGGTGGTCGGCTTCGAGGGGGTCGCCCCGCCGGGGGGGGAGCCCGCACCACCAGCAGACGGTGGCTTCGGCCAGGACACGTCTGGCGGCCTGCTGGTGGGCCCAGCCGAGCCCGCGGGCGGTGGTGGTGGTCCGGCGGTGCCGAGGGCAGTAGGAGCCGTCTGACAGGGCACCACAGCCCGGCTGCAGGCATGGGCGGGGGAGGCGGGGCATCAGGCGTCGCTCCCCGGAGCCATCATCAGTTCAGATTCCAGAGGATCGCCCGGGCGATCTGGTCGGGGTCGGCGGCCGGTCCGGACACGTTGACCGTCACGTTGTTGGTGACGGTGCCGGCGGCGTCGGGGGTGATGGTCCCGGCCCGGCCGGGGATGAACAGCTCGGGGCCGTGCTCACCGACGAGGAACGGCCGCCCGGGCCAGACGGGCCCGCCGTGTTGGCGGGCGGGGATCGCCCGCGACACGTTGGTGCCCATGGTGACGCCGATGACGGCGCCCTGCTCTCGCAGCTTGGCCAGGGTCTCCTCCACCCGCTTCATGAGCACGGCGTCGAAGTTGACGCCCATGACGTCGGCGATCATCCGGCCGAGGCCGGACCAGTCGGCGCCGGCGATGGCGGCCTGCATGTCGGCGACACCCTCACCGCCGATGGTCTTGCCCCGCGCCTTGAACAGGGCCTGCATCTCGGCCAGCTTCTTGTCGGACATGTGGATCATCTCGCCGACCGCCTTCTCGGCGGACGGGCCGAGCTGCTGCATCTCCAGGGCGAGGTCTCCGAAGCCCCGTTCGGTGAGGATCTGGAGGTTGTTGACCCACCCCTCGAAGAACCGTTGATTGTCCTCCAGGTTGCCTTTGATCTCGTCGAAGGTGTGCTTGGACTGCTCCCGGGCCCGTTCGAGGGGGTTGAGGATGTCCTCGACGCTGGCCTGGATCTGCTCCGACCACTTCTTCCACGCCTCGCGGGAGACCCCGACGCCGTTGGAGAGGATCTTGACGGCACCGTCGATCTTCTTGGCGTGTTCCTCCATGGCCTCGGCCACTTCTTCGGCCTTGTCGGCGGCGTCGGAGAACAGATCCTTCACCCACTGGATCGCCTGGCCCAGCTGCTTGAACCCGGGGATGCTGTTCTGAAGCCACCGCCAGACGCCTTTCAGGGCGTCGCGGAACCCGTCGCACTTGTTCCACAGGACCACGAAGATGGCGACGAGGGCGGCGATGGCGGCGATGACGATGCCGACGGGGTTCGCCAAAAGCGCGGCGTTCAAAGACCACTGCGCCGTGGCGGCTCCGGTGGTGGCCGCCGCCTCCGCCGTGGTGATCCCGATCATCGCCCCGAGTCTGGCCAGCACCTTCCCGATCAGAGGCCCGAGTTGTGCGAAGCCACCCGACAAGTCCCCGAATGCTCGCGCCATGTTCGTGGCGCCCTCGGTGGGGAGCCCGAAGGCGGAGCCGAGGCCGTCGAGGACGTCGGCCATGCCCATGATGGGACCCTCGGCGTTGTCGGCGCCTTCGCCCATCTTGTCGAACGACCCGCCGATTTTCTTGGATTGGGCGTCGACGGTCTTGGCCATCGCCTTGGCGTTGCCCTCGATGCTCGAGAACGTCTTGTCCAGGCTGGTGCTGTCGCCGGCGAAGGTGAGGGTGACGGACGCCACTCAGTCTCCTTTCACGTCGAAGCCGGCGCCGCGGGCCACGCCGACAATCGCCTCTTCGAGCTTGGCGGCGATCGCCGCCTGCTTGCGCCGGTACGCCGGCCACACGTAGCGGCTCTCTCTGACGCGGGGCCGCACCACCTTCTTGCCCCGGCCGACCCGGCCGCCCCATTCAAGCCACCCGACGTGAGGGGCGGCTCGGGATCCACCGACGACCTTCGCTTCCCGCTGGCCGGACTGGGCTCTGTAGCTCGCTCTCGCCTTCCCCGTCTTCACCGGGACGAGAGTGCGGACCTCGGCGACGACGAGCTCGGCCGCCTGGTTGAGCGCCACCCGCAGCTGCTTCTGCGATTCGCCGTCGGCTGCCTTCAGCGCCGCCTGCAGCTGGCGCAAGCCGTCGATGCGGATCGGGTCGACCGGCAACGGTCAGCCCTCCCCCAGGTCGAAATCAGCGGCTTCGGCCCCGGGGTCCTCGAGGGCCCGGACGAGCGCCTCGACCATCTCCGGATCCAGAGCGAGGACCTCCTCGGGGCTCATGCGGGCGGCGAGGGCGACCCGGGCGACGGCGGTGTGGGCACCGTCTCGGCGGTGCCCGAAGAAGGGGCCGACTCGGAGACCTCGATCACGCCGAGCCGGTCGAGGAAGTCATCGTCGAACGGTGTGTCCCCGTTGACGTGACCGGCCCGCTTCAACCCGGCCCAGGCCAACCAGGCCACATGTTCCAGGCGGCCCTCCTTGAGGACGGCGGCGGAGGCGTTGAAGTGTCGCTCGAAATTCACGAGCTCCCGCATGGCGACCCGGGGGATCTCGACCTTCAGGTCGTCGAGCTCGACCACCAACTTGAACATGGCAGCTCCTTCTCGGCGAGGCGGACGTCGAGCGCGCCCGGGGGGACGGGACGCCCGGCCAGGGTGGTCGTCTCGGCCAGGCGGGCCAGTTGCTCGAGCTGTTCGGTCAGGGCCACAGGGTCGCCTCCCGGGTAGGGCCCGGGGGTGGCCGCCGGACCGTGAAAACGACGGCCACCCCCCAGGGACTCACTAAATTCGAAGGAGCCTGAATGCTTCGTCCACGACGGTGTCGCCACCGACCCGCCACACCGCCACCCACTGACTCTCCCCGGTCGGGCGCCGGTTCGAGCCGAGGACGAACTGGTTGAAGAGCAGCGACATGCCGACCCTGTCCACGATGTAGTAGCCGGCCCGAAAGTCTCCGAGAATGACCGCGTCGTCACTACTTGCGGTCGCAGATGAGAGGGTCGACGTCATCGCACTGGACTCGTAGACGTCATAGCCGATGAGCTGGGGGGGGACGCCCCCGCCGAGGTCGACCCAGAAGGCGTGCTGGGGTCCCGACCCGGTGGCGAACTGGCGGATCCGGTTGAGATACGTCTTGTTGGCCAGCCAGGAGGCGTTGCTCCGCCAGCGGGGGCCCATGGCATTGTCCAGAGCGAAGATGTCCACCGATCCGAATGCCGCGTTCGTTGTGGCATCCACACGAGAAGCAGTGACCAGGCCGAGGGCGGTGACGATCCCCGTCGGCTGGGTCGCCCCCGTGCCCACCGCGAATGCGGTTCCCTCGAGCCGGTCCCTCGCGTCGGCGAAGAGCATGGCGAGCTCGGTGCCGATGGACGTGTCCTCGAACATCTCCCACGACGCCTGAACCACCGCATCCGCACGGACCGGCGTGATCGAAGGCTGAGCTACCGTCGGCGAGGCATCGGTCATCTCCGCCGCCTCGGCCGTCCACTCAGCCGTCACCCCGGCCGATGTCACGCCCTTCCACGTTTGAGTAACAATCGATTTGACCGTGGCGATCGACCGGATCGGATTGGCGATCCCCGTGTTGGTCAGGATCACCGTCGGGTCGATGAACACCGGGACCATGAACCCGCCGGTGCTGTTGGCCCCTTCGGCCATGGCGGCCCGCTGTGGTTCGGGGAGGGCCGCCAGGCCGGCCATCGGGTTCCTCGTCCACGCCCGGAAGCCCCTCACGTAGTCGGGGCTGCCGCAGCGGAGGATGTGGTCGGCGACCACCCGGTCGCGAGCGGAGTCCTCGGCGTCGCAGACGAGCCGCTCGGCCGACTCGCGCCACTCGGCGGGGATCGACCTCGGGAACGCCTCGATGGCCCGCATGGCCCGCTCCCGGTATTCGACGCCGTCCTCGTCCCTGTCGACCCGCAGCCCGCTGCGGTCGTAGACCTCAGCGTCGCTACGCCGGCGGACCAGATGGGCGTCGCGGGCCGCGCCGACGGCGGCGGCGCCGTCGCCGGTTTCGGCGACGACCCCCCGGAGGTTGGTGAGCCGCTGGGCCCGTTCCATCCGGTCGGCGAGTTCGGCGTTGATCGCCTCGATCCGGCCGGTGATCTCGTCGAAGCGGGTGCGATCGACACCGTCGATGGTCGACTCGGAACGGGCCAGGATTTCTTCGGCTTCGGCGGTGAGCGTGTCCCGCTCGGAGCGGAGCTGATCGGTCGTGCTCATGGTTTCCTCAGTTCGATCAGGTCGAGCCGCGCGCGGGCGACCTCGACGGAGAGACCTTGGGATCGGACGCCGACGATGACGGCGTCGTCGTAGGCGGGCATCGACACCGCCGAGACTTCCCGCAGGCGGACTTCGGTGCGGACGACGGAGGTGTGGTCCCGGGACCATCGCTCACCCGAGGGGAGGGTCGAGAAGGAGATGGACAGGCCGCCGAGCGCCCCGTCTCGGATCAGCTCGAGCGCCTCGTCGCCGGCCACGGTCTTCGACACCCTGGCCTCCATCACCAGGCCGGCGTCGTCCTCGCGCAGCAGGGTGACCTTGCCAAGTGGCATGGCCTGGCGCTGGTGGTGGGCAAGGAACGGGATGCGGCCCCCCCGTTCGGCGATGCTGCGGGCGAACGCCCCTTTGGCGAACGACTCCTCGTAGGGGCCGCGGCCGTCGTTGACGGTGGCGGCCCGGCCGTAGGGGACGGCCACACCGACGACCGTGCGGCCGTCGGATCGGATCTCCAGGTCGGCGGGGGTCGCCCGGGTCAGCCATTCGCTCATGGGAGTCACCGTTCGATGCGCGACGGACAGGTCGGCGTCACCGACGGCCCTTGGCGTTCCACGAGCACCCTGTGCTCGGGCGACCTGGGCGGTCCCGGTGCGCCCCTCTCCGGCGATCCTCGGCGGTGCTGGGGCTCAGCCGTGCCGGGCGACCTCGAGGGGCGGCTCCGCTCACTCTACCCCCGGCGGCCATCCGGCCACCACGAACGAACGGTGAACAACGAAGGAGACGTCGTCGCCGCCCGGGATGGTCACCTCGACCCAGTCCTCGTCGGGGGGACGGTTCACCTTGGCGGCGCCGTCGTTGGCGGCGGTGATGAACTGGTCGGCCTGGCCGACATGGTCTTTGAGCAGGCTTGGGAGCGCCCGGTTGACCGCCTGGCGCAATAGCTCCGGGTCGACCTCGGCGACCCGCCAGATCGGAAAGACACAGATCCGCTGGCCGGTGGCGGCGTCGGTGACGACCATCTCGTCGTCGACCCGCTCCAGGATGTACGGCGGCTCGTGGTCGTCGAGGTCGACGCCGGCCTCGTCGGCGGCCCGGCCGATCGCGAACGGCAGGCGGTCCTCATCGACCGGGACGCCATCGTCGGGGGTGTCGGTCATCGGTTCCTCCTCATCCCACCAGCAGCGGCCCGCGGAACTCACCCAGCGGATCGTCGGCTTCCATCTCCGCCGGTGGCGCCAGCCGGGCCAGGGTGTCGGCCAGGCGGCGCAGCTCGCCCACGCTCGGGTTCAGACGGCCGTCGGCCAGCCGCACCCCCCCGGCTCGCACGTCGGCGACCAGCAGCCCCCACACCCACTCCAGATCAGCCACCAGCCGCCCCAGGATGGGCGGTGCCGCCGCCGGCGCCACACCCGGGTCGGGTTTCGCCGCCCGGTGCCACGCCGAGCGGCACGACGAGCTACAGAACCGCTTGCGCTGGCCGCCATGACGGCTATGCGGGAGTGGCTTCCCGCACCGCTGACACCGGCCCGTGATCCGATCCACATCC